AGGAATGATTCGGTCATTTCAGTCTTAAGACCGTGCTCAACTGCGAGTGCATTTTCTTGAATCCACTCATCAGCAACATACTCAAGGTATGCATCAACACGGTCAGTAAGACCTTCTTTGATTGCTTGAATTTCTTCTACAAGTGTCTGCTCATATGCCTCTTCAAGTTGCTCTTTAATTTCAGCAACTTTTGATCTGATAGCAGATTCGAAAATGATACGTGCCTTTTCTTGGAATTCTTCAGAGAGTTCTTCACCTTCCAGAAGAGCATTGACATCTTCTTCGATATCAAATTCTTCTTTCATTTCATCTTCATCATCTTCTTCACCAGGCTCTTCTTTGCCTTTTTTATGCTTACCCTCTTTATGCTTGCCACCCTCATCTTTTCCTTTTTCGGGTGCCTCATCCTCATCTTCTTCAGCAGCTTCGGAAACTACTTCCTCTTCATCTTCTGCTTCCTCTTTGACTCCTTGCATAGGCATTGCTGCTTGTGCTTTCGCATTAACAACATCCTTTACTTGAGCAAGAGTTGCAGCAGGAGTCTTTAATTCTGCTGAACTATCATCGGGCTTGTAATTTTCTGGAGTAGGACCACCGAGATCTTCCCAACCAGCAGTTTGACCAGGAGTAGTCCCAGTCAGTTTGTGCATTGGCTCGGCAGGTGCAGCCCCTTTGGTTACTACGTTTTCCATTTCTTGTAAATTGCTACCAACGGACATTTTTTTTAGATCTTGTATTTAATCTATATTTATTTATAATTTACAGATTTGAAAGAAATTCGTTGAATAGATTCAACTTATGCTCTTCAAGTCTTTTTTGGTCAACAAGAGTGTTAATTCTTCTTTGTGTTTGTTCGGCAAGTTTTTCACGAAGAATACCACCTTCCCAAATCCACTCTTTACCCTCCATAATTCCAGAAACAAAAGCATCTGGAGCAGAAGGATCTGCTACAATATCAGCAGCAGTTGCAAGCATAAAATCTTCACCAACAATTTTGTGACCCTCATTGGTCATTCTCAATGATCCAACTCCACGAGAAGAAACACCGAGACAAACTCCCTCACTAATGAGAGACTTTGCAATCTTACCCATAGGAGTTTCAAGAACCAATGCTTTTCCTTTAAAATTGTTTCCTTCGCGGGTAAGAGAAACAATTTTATGAGAAACTCTATCTAGATTTACAGTTGGTCCATCGGGATGTCCAAGTTCACCGAGAGCACGACCCTTTTGAATAAAGTTTTCATTGTATCTGCCAACCTCTTTACTCAGAGTTGCCATCGGATACATTCTTCCATTACGATTGCAAATATCACCTTGAAGGAAAATACCCTCAATGTATAGATTTTTTTTATTACCTACTTTTTCGGTAATAAACTCTACTTTTTGAATTTCTTCTGTGATGAGTTTCATTTTATTCGGAAACTAATTGTACTACTTCTGTGATGGTCACATTTGTGGTGTTATCAAGAGCAAGAGCTGAAACTCTTACGCTTCTGGATAAAGTAGATCCAGTTGCAGTAATTACTCCAACAATTGATGATGTATTTGCAGCAATAGTAACTGTTGAATCAGTTGTAGCAGTTACTAATCTATGAACTGTATTAATTCCGACAGGTTGGGCATTTTCAATTGTTACATAATCACCAACCAAGAAAGGATTCCCTGCATTATTATCAAAAGTGATTACAGTTGATGCTCCTGTAGTAATTCCTACTATCTGCTGCTTTGCAAGTCTTTCCTTTAAAACTTCATTTCCAAAAGGAGAAATCAAGAAAGAATTAACAGTAGCTACAGGTTCTCCCCCAGTTTCTACATATACTGCTGTTGAAGCACAAGCAACACGAATATATCCGCTTTTGAGTGCAATTGGATTGCTAGTAGCGGCTACAGAAACTGTAGGGGAAATTCTATTTACATTTTGGACAATTTTTATTGCCATTATTCGTTATCTCCAGTAGAATCATCTTCACCAAACATCACTGCAGCAATTTCTGGACGAGCAGCATCTACTCTATCAGCAGCTTTTGCATACAAAAATTCTTTAATTCTGTCGGAAACATCTGCTGGAGCACCATCAGATGCAATCAAATCGATAAGTTCTTCCATAAATTTATTTTATTATTATAGGACTATTTATATTTTGCCACCTTTAGGTTCTTTTATCTCTACCTGCGACACATCTACTGTTGGTTCAATTGGCACCTCTCCTCCAGCACCTTGCTCAATTGCTTGTCCAGCACCTTCCTCACCTGCAGGGGGTAATGGATTTCCCATTTCATCTACTGGTGCATTTGGATCTGGGAGTATACCTTTTTCAATTTCATCATCAATTTGTAAATCAATATCGATAATTTCGGAGTCTGTTTGGTGAAGAATTTTCTTACGCACATACTCTGTTGAATAATATTTACCGATATAAGGTTCTACCGTAGTCAAAAGTGTCAAACGATTTGTGAGAAGTTCTGCTTCTTTCAATTCTGAAAAATGATTGTCGTAAAGGAAGTCATATTGAATATGATCTTCCATCTTTTCCCAATCTTCGGGAGAAACTATATTCTTCAGAAGAAGTTGGGTACGAAGCATATCATTAAACATCTGAGCAAATCTTTTTCTCAGACGACCGACAAATTTAGAAAACTTTAATTCATCTCTCAGAATCTCTGAAGAACGACCCATATTAAATCCTTCTCCACCCCCAGCAATTCTGGTTTCGGGTACATTCAAAGATCTATAAAGTTTCTTTTGGAAATATTCAATATCAGACAATTCTCCAAGATTTTGACCACCTGGAAGAGTAGTAATTTCCGTTCCTCTACCACCTTCACGACGAGGGAGCCAGAAATCTTCAAGCATACTCATAAATTTACGATCGTCACGGATTTCTCCAGTATTAGCATCGTAAACTAATTTATTTCTATAGCGAGACATAACCTCTTTGAGATATTGCTCTGCTTTTACCTTTGGAAGATTGCCAACATCAATATAAAAAATACGACGCTCTGGTGCTCTTGATAATCTGTAAATGACAAGAGAATCCTCAATCATTCGGAGTTGATTGAGTGCCTTAATTGCTTTATGTAGATATGAAAGAACTGTGCCTTTATTTCTATCAACCAATCCTGAGGTGCAATATGTAATTGAATCTTTAGCGATTTTAAGAGAACCTTTAGAAGCTCCACTTAAATTACCCATCGGGTAACTTGGAGTTGAAGAGTAGATAAAGTATTCTTCCATTTCAGAATACATTGTATCTAAATTATTTGCCGAATTTCCATTATAATTTAATCTATCTACAATATCTGTGCCATTTTTTCCCTTCGTTCTCTTTTCTTGACGAACGTGCTTCATCTTCATTGGATCAATATACCTCAATTCCTGAATACCATCTTGAGGTTTTTTCATATCAATGACTTTTAGATAATAAAGTCTTCCATCAACATACCAATTTCTAAAAATTTCATGAGATTTTCTATCAAAATCCATCATCTCTTTGATGGACTTAAACTCTTTTCTAATTATATCCTTTAACTTGTCGCTTGCGTTTAGATTTGTTAATTCAATCTCAACGGGAGAATCGTAAAGGTCGCTTACGATTGCTTCATTTACAATATCTTCAATGGCACTATCACACTCTGGATGAAGTGCCATCTCACGATAACGGCGCATTAAATCAAATTCAGTTCTATAAACACCTTCAATGTCTACATATTGACCATAAAATCCAGATTGAATATAATAATCAACCCCGTCCTCATCGGTTTGAGGTACGGGGGAAACTATTGATTTGGATTTTTTTTCATTATCCTCAATCGAAAAACCAAAAAGTTTCGCCATTTTATAAGTTAAACGTTATATGATACTCTATTTAGTTAATATCTTCACCGCCTGCTGCTGGCGAAGATCCTTTAATTGCTTCCCACCAATGTACTTGCATTTCAACAGTAAACTCTTGAATTGCTTCAGTCTCGTATGCCAAGTTAATTGCACTTACGCTAGTTGGGAATAAATCATAGAAGTGATAAGCTCTTAAGATGCTTCCATCACGATTAAGTTGATAAACAAATGCATCTGCTTGATAAAGTGCTGGATCTGTAGTGCCAGTTGCATCAGAAAGGCGATTCATGTAGTTGGTCCACTTTTCAAATGCAGAGCGAATTGCAAAGTCAGTATCGTTAATAACAGTAATCGTCCAGCTTTCGAATGTGCGATCTCCGGCAAGTCTTAAAGTTCTTCCTCTGAATGCTAC